CTCCTATATAGCTCCCAAATGGGAGCTTTTCTTTTGCCGGTAGAACTCAACATGATATAGCAAAGGTTGAAGAAGGGATGATTATATGCCAAAGAGACCATTAAAACCTTGCCAGAAACCAGGTTGTCCTAATCTTGTGGAGAGAGGTCGGTACTGTGAGGAACATAAAGCAGAAGCTAACAAAACATTCAGGCAAAGAACAAAGAGAGATAAATATTATGATAAGTATATCCGGGACAAGAGAGCAGAAAAATTCTATAATAGTGCTGCCTGGATTAGGACCAGGGAGTATGTATTAAACAAATATAAATACTTAGACCTATATGATTACTACATCAATAAAAAAATTACCAGGGCCAACACTGTTCACCATATTGTAGAACTGAAAGATGATTGGAGCAGGCGATTAGATATTAACAATCTATTTCCTGTATCAGCTGCTAACCACAATGTTATAGATGGTCTTTATCGCAAGGATAAAAAAGAAGCCCAAAAATTATTATACCAATTATTGGAGCGTTGGCAGCATGAGCATGGACCCTAGGGCGGGGTAAAAAATTTTCTTGCAACTACCTGGAGACCGGAGGCGGCCACCTTCGCGCAAAATTTCGCAAAATTAACTAGAGGGGGTGATAACCTATGTCGCAAAGAGGCAGAAAACCTAAACCTACTGCTCTTAAGGTTTTGGAAGGCAATCCAGGGAAGAGGCCATTGCCGCAAAATGAACCTAAGCCAAAACCAATTGCTCCTGAAAGACCTACTTGGTTAACTGGTGAAGGCAAGAAGATGTGGGATAGGCTTGCTCCAGAGCTGGAGCGCCTGGGATTACTTACTGCAATAGACGGAGAGGCTTTTGCTGCAGCCTGCCAGTGCTGGAAAATATACGTTGACTGTCAAAAGTATCTGAAAAAACATGGGCTCACCTATACTTATACCAACAAGGCTGGTGCAGAGAATGAAATCGAAAGACCTCAGGTCAAAATAGCTCAGAAAGCACTTGACCAATTCCGCGCCTTCTGTAGCGAGTTTGGGTTAACACCTTCCTCAAGGACAAGGATAGAGGTAAAACCCCTGGAAGGCGAAGAAGACCTCATGGAAGCACTGCTCTCTGGAGTGAAATGATGTGTATTTTGACCATGAAAAAGCGGACAGGGCTGTTAATTTTATTAAGCAGTTGAAACATACAAAAGGTAAATGGCGCGGTGTGCCTTTCACTATGATGGAATGGCAGGAACAGGCCTTGCGAGATATATTTGGTACCATGAGAGATAACGGATACAGGCAATACTCCATGGCGTATTGGGAAGTGCCCAAGAAGAACGGTAAATCTGAAATTGCTGCTGCTGTTGCTTTACAGGGTCTTTGTGCAGATGACGAATGGGCGGCAGAAGTATACGGTTGTGCAGCTGATAGGGCACAGGCCAGCCTGGTTTTTGATGTGGCCGTGGGTATGGTTGAACAGAATCCAACCCTGAGTAAAAAGATTAAGATGATACCTTCACAGAAACGAATGGTTTATTTACCTACCGGGTCATTTTATCAGGTGTTATCGTCAGAATCATACTCTAAACACGGTCTGAACGTTTCTAGAGTAATTTTTGATGAACTTCATGCACAACCTAATAGGGACTTATGGGATGTTATGACAGAGGGTTCCGGAGATGCCAGGGAACAGCCTCTGTTTTTCGTAATAACTACTGCAGGAGATGATCCAGATAGAAATTCTATAGGTTGGGAAGTACATCAGTATGCAATAGATATACTCACTGGTGTTAAATATGACCCTACCTTTTACGCACTTATATACGGATTAGATAAAGAAAATAGACGCATCTGGAAGGGTAGAGATTATGAGGTGATAAATGCAGATTTAGATGATGAAGAGGTCTGGAGAAATATTTGGACAAATGAAGAAATTTGGGCCAAGGTAAACCCATCAATAGGCCATACCATATCTTGGGAAAAAGTAAGAGACCATTTTAACAGAGCTCATGGTAATCTAGCCAGGGAGAGGAATTTCCGGTGGTTGCGGCTAAATTCCTGGGAGACACTTAAAACTTACAAATGGCTGGGCCTGGATTTTTGGGACAGGTGTGAAGGGAATATTGATATAGAAAGACTGAAAGGGCGGCCATGTTTTGGCGGTCTTGACTTATCTTCAACAATAGATTTGACTGCTTTTGTATTATTATTCCCTCCTGATGACATTAATCGAGAATGGATGGTTTTACCCTGGTTCTGGGTTCCAGAAGAAAACATTGACCAGAGAGTAAGAGAGGATAAGGTTCCATATGACATCTGGGTAAAACAGGGTTTTTTAGAGGCCACGCCGGGCAATGTAATAGATTATAAATTCATAGAAAAGAAGATCCTTGAACTGGCAGAAATATTTGATATACAGCAGGTTGGTTATGACCCTTATAATGCTATGCAGACGGCAATAAATCTTCAGGATAATGGATTAGTAATGGTTGAAGTCCGGCAGGGTTTTTTATCCATGTCTCCGCCAATGAAAGAAGTACAGCAGTTGGTTATGAGTAAAAAAATCCGGCATAATGGCCACCCAATTTTACGGTGGAATGTAGGAAATGTGGCAATAAAAACAGATGAAAATGAAAATATAAGGCCGGTTAAAAATAAAAGCACTGAAAGAATAGATGGTCTGGTAGCTCTGGTGAATGCAATGGCCAGGGCTATGTTATATGAGCCGCAGACAGATGTATCAAAATATGCCAGCGGTGAATTCCTTGATAAACTCTGGGGATAAGGGGGTGATTGGGTGGCAATATGGGACAGATTTTCCTTTCTAAATAAGATATTTAAGCCTAAAGCACAAGTAAGGGAAACAGTAAGTATCAATGATAGGAGATTATTAGAAATACTGGGTATAGAAATAGGAGAATTAAATCTAAGAGGGAAAAATGCACTCAAGGAGGCTACTGTTTTCGCCTGCATCCGGATACTTGCTGATGCAGTAGGAAAGCTTCCTGTAAAAGTTTATCAAAGCAAGGAAGGTAAACAGGTTGCAGCAGACCATTACTTAACAAAATTAATAAAAACTCGGCCTAATCCCTGGATGACTGCCAGAGATTTTTTTAAGGCTCTGGAAGTACAGAGGAATATACATGGAAACTCCTATGCATGGCTGGATATACCACGAAGAGGCCGAAATGCTGGAAAAGTACAGGGGATATATCCTCTTGATAGTACAAAAGTTGAAATCTGGATTGATGATGTTGGACTCCTCCCCGGAAAGGGAAAAATGTGGTATATATATACCGACAACAAGGGTGAAAAATATAAAATTAAACCGGATGAAATTCTTCACTTCAAAGGCCTGACTTTTGATGGTATTGCCGGGATGACACCTATTGAACTATTGAAGGAAACTGTAGAAAATGCCGGGGCAGCCAGTAAATTTTTAAATAATAGCTACAAAAGTGGAATGCAGACCAAAGGTATTATTCACTATGTCGGTGATCTGAGTCCAGAAGCAGAAAAGATTTTCAGGGAAAAATTTGAACAAATGTCCAGTGGGCTTAAGAATGCAAACAGAGTGGCGCTCCTGCCAGTTGGCTATCAATATCAACCATTGAGTCTCAAAATGACAGATGCACAGTTCCTTGAGAACACAGAACTTACAATCCGGCAGATTGCTGCAGCCTTCGGAGTTAAGATGCATCAATTAAATGAACTCTCTCGGGCTACTCATACAAATGTGGAGCATCAGCAGAGGGAGTTTTACGTTGATACTTTGATGGATATCCTCACGGGGTATGAACAGGAATTGAGTTATAAGCTCTTTACTGACGAAGAGCTTAACGAAGGATATTATATCAAGTTTAACGTTGATGCAATACTCCGGGCTGACCAGAAAACCAGATATGAGGGATACAGGACAGCAATACAGAGTGGTTTCCTTACACCTAATGAAGTCAGGGAAATGGAAGAAAGACCACCTCTGCAAGGTGGGGATAGGCTGCTTGTAAATGGAAACATGATGCCTATTGAAATGGCAGGAAAGCAATACGAGAAAGGCGGTGAGGTTATTGAAGAATAAGGTAAAAAAGTTTTGGAATTTCAAAGCCCTTGACGAAAAAACCGGTGAGCTGACTATCTATGGTGAGATATCTGATGTTACCTGGTGGGGTGATGAAGTAACACCGAAACGATTTAAGGAAGAATTAGATGCACTAGGATATATAGATACCTTGAATATTTATATTAATAGTTATGGTGGCGATGTTTTTGCCGGGCAGACAATATATTCCATGTTGAAACGACATAAAGCCCAAAAGAACGTCTATATTGATGGTGTGGCAGCAAGTATCGCGTCATTAATTGCTATGGCCGGGGACAAAGTGATCATGCCGGCAAACGCAATGATGATGGTTCATAATCCGTGGGCAACAATTGGCGTAGTGGCTGGTAATGCCGAGGAATTGAGAAAACTTGCTGAAGACGTTAAAAAATTAGCTGATGACCTGGATAAAATCCGAGATAGCATGGTGGTTGCATACGAAAGCCACTCAGCGTTGACGAAAGATGAAATTATTGAACTATTAGACGCGGAAACCTGGCTGACAGCAGAGGAATGCCTGGAATATGGCTTTGCTGACGAAATCGAGGAAGCAAAAGAAGCAGCAGCTTATGTTGACGAGAAATATTTTTCAGTATACAGGAATATACCCGAGGAGCTTAAACAACCTTCTGAAGAGGGGGTGAAAAACAGTGAGG